TAATTAGTTAAATTTACGTGTTTTTATTTTAAGTTTTGTAGAATCTGCACCACTAATTGATTTAACTTTCATACCACCAACGAAAACTTCACCTGTATTACCTTGTCTAGCTTTTACATCAGACAAGTTTTTAGATTTGTTTACCACATCTTTAACAGCATCGGCTTTGCCTTGCTCATAAAAATGAGTAGCGATCTTATCTACGTTTTCAGCAGCATACATTGCTTTATGATAACCAGCCGGGTCTACTACACTACCATCTGTATCTAGGAACTTCCCTATCAGATTGTTAATGTTTGATTGGTTTTCTGCAACTGCATCACGATTTTGTATGTTATACTTGTACTTTTTGCCTCCAACTTCAAAATCAAAACCTTTGAATTGATCACTGAAAAGCTGTTGAGTACTTTGTTTAAACTGCGTGTGTAGTTGCTCAGCCTGTTCTTGCTGTTTATTGTAACGATTAAAAAAATCCATTGCTTTTTGTTGCTCTTGCGTAACACCAGGACGTAATTTAATTTCATCATAGTATTTACTTTTTAACTCATCTAAATAAGTTCTTGCTTTTGCAACTTCTTCTTTAAAAGCTAATTTTTTCTTTCGTATTTCTTTTTCCTCATGTATATCTTCGTCCCATTGATAATCTTCTAAAATAAGATTTATATCATCTGAATCTAAATGAGGTTTATTTTTTTTATAATATTCTTTTAATAAAACTGTTTCATCTATGTTGTTATAATCTGCATTTAATCTTACATAGTCTTCTACAGTTCCACCAGTGTCTTCCATGAAGTTTACAAGCTTTTCTACATTTTCAGGTAATTGTTTACCTAAAACTTTTTCATCTCTTACAGCTTCTTTTACTTCAGCTTCTACTTGTTTAACTTCTTCTTCAGTTACTTCTTTGATTGGAGAAAACCCTTCAGTAGTCTCGTTGGACTTTTGTATAGGTTCTCCCACCTTTGCGCTATCTCCGGATGGTTCGCCCACAGGTATCTCCTTTGTTTCTCCGATTTGAATGGCATCGTCTTCTTTTTTTATTTCTTCTTTAATTTCAACCTTTTTAACAGCTGGTTCAGTTTCTACTAAAGGTTCTTTTAAATTCACCTTTTGCACTTCTTGTTTTTTATTTCCCAGTTGTTTTGGTTTTTTAGGTTTGTTTTTACCTTTTAAAGTAAATTCACCTTCTTGCTTAGCCTCTACGGCTACTTGTTTTTCTGACATAATATAATATAATTAAATAGTTAATGTTACATAAATGCACTCATATCAATACCAGCTTCAGCATTAAAATTTATTGCTGGACTATCTGTTTGTCTTTGCTGTATCATTTTACTTTGTTGAGTACCTTCTTGTTTTATTCTATCGTCTTTACGATTTTCTCTTTGTTGTTCTCTTGTTGTTACACCTTGTTCTTGCAAACTTGCTAGTTCCATATCATTTTTATGTTGTAGCATCATTTTTTGCTGATCAAGTTGAGATTGTAATTGCATGCGATCTTTTTCAAATTCACTTTTAGCTTTTTCATATTCTACATTAGAACCGGATATAGCTTGTTGTTTTTGTACTTCAGCCATAGCTGTTTTTTCTGCTGCTGAAGCTTGAGCTTCGCTTTGCGCTGCTATATTAGCTTGTTGATTAAGTTGGTCTTGTTTTTCTTTTTCTTTACGTTTAACTTTTAACATTTGATTAGCTAATTTAAGATTTTTTATTTGTCTTAAATCAATAGCATCTTCAACATCTATGTTACCAGCTTGTAAAGCAATTTGAATATTTGCTTCTAATTGTTGTTTTTCTTCTTCATCTGGTTCTAATTCTAAGAATATACCAAAGTCATGTAAATTAAGATTTACAACTTCAGCTAATGTTTTAATATTATAAGTAGATATAGAGTTTTGTAAAGATGCTTTTGTTAATGGAAACTCTAAAGCATCTGCTACTTTTAAACTAATGTTTTCTGCTAATTTAAGCGTTAAATATAGACTAGACTGTGTAATATGCCTAGTTGCTACATTAGATGCATTAGCGGCTAGCTTCTGTAATCCTACAAGCGTGTTACGATCTGGTAAACTACCATCTCTAGCTTCATTTAACCCCGTGACATCACGTATCATTTGTAAATAGTACTGATATGTACTTATCAACGCTTGTATCTTAGCTTGACCACTACCTGATTGTAATTCTTGTATTGGCACTTTACCAGGATTCATATCACCTTCTTGCGTAAGTGATCTACCCACTATACTACCAGTTTGAAAATACATGTTTAATGCTTCTGCTGGATTATAATTTGTACCGTTACCAAGATCAACCTCAGCAAGACCGTCCATATCTAAATAAACACCATCTGGAACCATACGAGATATTACTTGTTGCAGTTTCAAATGTGTTAATTGAATCATATCAGCAAAACCAGTACATTTACTTACTAAAGACTCTATTCTACCTTTATAAATTCTTGGTGCGCATATAGCATAATTCATTTTTACTTTAGTAGTATCAGCCAAAGGTCTTGACATGTTTTCAGCTAATTGCCATTTTAACAATGTATCTGTACCTAGAACTTTAGCCCCACTATATAATACTTCAATAGATCTACCAACTCTTTCAAACATTTCGCTTTCTGGTGGATTAAATGTATCTGGCTTTTCAATAGCTTTTATTAAACCTTGATCTGTTTGTTTAATTTTAAAAACCTGATTATGATAAGTTTTATAATCAAAATATAAAACTTGTACAGTATTAGTATCATAATCACCCCAACCAGTAATATAAGATCTATTACCTGGCATAGCTTGTATTTTTTTTAACTCTTCTTCAGATATGTTTGGAAACTCTTTTTTAAGCTCAGGTATAGTGATTGCTTTTAATTCACCTACATAATAAATATCTTCAAAGTTAGGATCTTCTGTGTAAGAATAAACCATATAAGCTGGATCAACATAGTCTACGGTTATACCTTCAGCAGTATTAAAGCTGGTTTTAGCCGCTGAAATACCACATGTAACTAAGTCCATATTTAATCTACGTCTAATTAAATCATATTTATTTTGTGCTAGCACACTAGATATAGCTTCTTCTTCTGCTATTTCTACACTCTGCTTGTAAGATAATTGCATATGTAGTTCTAGTTCTTCTGTAGTTTCCGGAACTATATCTTTATTTGGAGCTTGATATAAATCTATGCCTAATGTTTTATTTAAATTATCTAAATATTCTTTAGATAACATGTCTTCATATATTTTAGAAGCATAGTTTGTTCGCTTTTTTATTGATTCAGGATCTTGAGCATAAGCTTTTATATCATATGTTTTTGATGATATACCGTTAACAACTATGTCTACAAATTTTGATAATATGGCAACAGGCTTCCAGTCTAAATTTAAATATGATAAATCTCCATTTATAGCTAATTCATCTTTATATTTTTGTATTGATTGCTCGCCTCTAGCATACAATCTTAACTGGTGAAAGTTATTCCAATTTGTTAAGTATCTATTACCACTAGTCCTTCCTTGCGAAAACCACTCTTGTTCAATAGCTTGCGCTACTTGAGAACCATATTCCCAACTCGCTTTTTCTGCGTCACTTACAACTTGACTTGGAAAAGGACTATTGGTGTTAGTGTATATATTCATTTAACTTATTATTTTTGATGTAGCGCCTTTGTTATTGTATTTTTTAATACCTAAATCAATCGCTTTTAATTCTCTTTTAACAGATGGAGTGTATCTATGTTTATTACACGCCATTAACGCTAAACCAGAACTAATAGATGCATCATGTGTTGTTCTATTATTTATATTAAATTTAGCCCAGTCTTCTAATGTTCTTTGAAAATACATATCTCCATAACCTGTTTCTTTTAAACCTACAAAATGTTCTATATAGGTTTCAATTGCTGCAGCATGAGCTTGTTTTATATCTTCACTAGAATTAGGTATACCACCTATTTCTTTTTCTGTAACTGACAATTTGTTTCTTTTTTTATCAGGTCTGTTCATTGCAAAACCTCTATATCCTCGCTTTTTAAAATAATACAATAATCTAGGTTTATTATTTTCCGCAAGTATTGGCATACCATAAAAAACACAAGCCATAAGTACATCTTCAAAAAATATTTCAGCTGTTTGCGGTCTTGCTATGTATTCAAGAAAAAAATGATTAGGAGGTGCATTTTCCATACTAAACTTAGTTAGTCCATGTAAAGAACCGTTTGAACCTCTTTTATCTACAGTTCCTGATATATCATATGGATCGCAACCAAAAGCTCCCATATGTTCATTACCAGGATAATTTATACCATTTTTATTATATCTTCTATTTTGTATAGAATACTCAGGTATCCATGTAACAAAAAATCTACCGTTTTTGTTTGGCATAAATATAACTCTTGTATCTTGCTCTCCATTTTCCCACTGAAAATTACCTTGAGTTACATTTATACTATTTTTTACATCTTCATTAAAATCTATTTGCTCATATATTTTAGTAAGATTAAATAAAGATTCTTTAGACTCGTCTCTAAAAGCATGTTTGGTTGTTCTTGGGAACTGTCTATAAAATTCATTCAAACCATCTTGATCGTTTTTTAAACCTTCTACTTCGTTTTCCCAATATTCAATTACACCTTGTTTTATTTCAACTCCATGTGGATCTTTAATCGATTTTTTAGGCGTGTCGAATACAGGTAATCCATAAGAATCAATGTATCCTTCGTAATTCCATTCCATAGGTATGAACAAACTATATAATCCTGAGCGAGTCTGTCCATTGCTGTTTCTTTGTGTGACATCTGAGTCATCATATAATTTTTTAAAGTTTCTACCACCTTTATCTAATGAGTTACTAGTTGAACCCATCATACATTTTCCAATAACTCTACTACCTAATCGTAACGTGGTTTTCGTAACCCTCCAGTTGTTGAGGATGTTGTTGGGCTTTTCCCATTTACCCGATTCGTCGTGAACGAGGAGTTTGAGTTTCTCACCGTCGTAGGAGTTATCACCGGTATTTTTCCAGTCGATGGTGGTGTCAAGTCCCTGTAATTCGTCCTGTAAGGTTTCATCGGCGGAGGCGGTGAGCTTACGACGGGTGTACTTGGTTGCGGGGACACGGTAGGCAAGCTCGGTCTTTGGACGGTCCATTCCGTCCTGGGTCGGTTTGAAAAAGAAGGGATAATTAACTGATATGGGTACCACCTTATCTGTGAACATCTTTTTTGCATCAGGACCGGACTTGGATAATATACCATACCTACTGTCACTTGATATGGTTGCCAGGTTAACCACCTCTCCTGAGGCCATGAAAGAAAACCCGGAACGCCTGTTCTTAAGGTAACACATCCCATAGGATCGTGGATCTGCCTTACAAGCTTCCCAGAAAATAAAGAATAATCTATTTGATTCTCTAAAGTCTGGTGCCCCAACGTCAATTTTACTCCACTGCAAGTACATGTAATGAGTCCCAGTAATATAAGTAGGAACGTCTTTGTTATAAAACCAAAAACCTTCTTCCCTAATTGTGAACTCGTTATCAATGTAATCATACCATCTTTCCTTAAAATCTTCTGGATATTGTTTAAAATCGTAAACACTTTTTATTTTACTTAGTACTTTAGGATATTCAAACTTAGTCCATTTTTTATTTTTAAACTTATGTGTATTTTTAGCTTTAGGTAAAGCTATTTTAAGATTTTGTATTTCATATATTTCACCTATTGTACCATCTTTACTAATAACAACCATATCATGTTGTTCATTATAACCATACTCCCATTTTTTATTTTTATTATATTTACTAAGAGTACTAGGTGTTATATAATTTTCTAATATTGTATATAGTTCTTGCTTGTACATTATTTAGACCTCCCTTCTGCAAAACCCTTAAAGATTGTTTTCTTTTTTTCTTCAACTTTTGGTTTATCTTCTAACATATTTTTTTCTTCTTCAATACGGTTAAGTATTTCAAATGCATCAAATATAGCTAGTTTTTTTGTAGCTGCAGCATTTTTAAGTCTATCTGCGGAAATATCAGGACCATAATCTATAATAGGTTCTTTAGCAACTTTGATTAACTCTTTTACTGCTACTTGCCCAGCTTGGATTATATTCTTCTTCGTTTCCTTTGTGCTCATATTTAATTACAATATCATTTGATTCCATACAATATAAACGTTTACCTTCTATTAAAAACTGCCAATTTCTATTTGGTTTAAAACCTACTAAATCTCCTTCGTTTATATTATTATTTTTTAAACTAGAATTACTATATTTTAGTATGCCTTTTAGTTTTTGTTCTTTATTAGTGGTTAAATCGCTTTTATCTTTTATTGGTTGAACAAAACATCTTTCATTAAAAGTATTCCAACCTTTTTTATTTTTATACAAATATATTTGATCTAAAGCCACAAAATATAAATTATCTTTAAACCAAGATCTACTAACTTTCTTTTTACCTTTCATGTTGTAAAAAGTTCTAAATACATTTTGATGTATTACAATAGTATCACCTTTTTTTATATCTGTTTTAAAAGCTAAAGGTGTTTCAATTACTTTAGCTAATCTATTTACAAAAGTCCATGATTCAATTTTAGTATTAACAATAAGCTTTTTATCACCTACTTTTATTTCATTATTGTATTTATCACCTAAAGGTTCTACAATAAAATCATATAAACTTTTCATTAATACTCTAAATCATATTCAACTGATATAGCCATGTTAGAATTAAATTTTTTCCATGGTAATACTTCATCAGCTTTCTTTATATAAATGTTATAAGAATTATCTGAAGGTTCAAACAGAATATGGGATATTTCATGACCGCCATAAACTTGTTGTCCTATA